GGATTTGGATATCCATGCGTCAAGCCTTGGATGCTTGCGTCCTGATTGGCGGCGTTGCCCATTCGGTGACGTTCTAGAGTCCGTACAGATGGCACGGCATGAAGGTTTCGTTGTCTACGGAAAGACCACTACTCTCAAGATCAAGTCGCCATTCTATCTGGTCAAGAAGTTGTTTTCACGGGTAGACCCCATGAAGATTTGCGACAACTGGCTAGATACGGCAAAGACTTGGATTGATGAAGAGTATTATCCTCTTGTTGAGTATATCCGTGCGAACAAGGTGGAGTTTGTAAAGTTGACCGCGCAGGAGCGCCGCGACTTCATGGAAGATTTTATTGGAGCAGGAATATGAACAAAATTATGTGGTGGGGATATCTTCACAGCAACGGCACTGTCCAGTGTAAGCGATGGTTCGGTGATGTTCAGGACTACACAACCGATTGCTATGGTAACGATTTTGTTGTGGCGGTAGTCGAACCTTTCGAGGCAGAAACACGCGCCGAGGCAATGAAATTTTTGGAAAGTGAATTATGGAAAAGATGACAGTAACAGATTGGGGAACCTTTGGAGAGAAGAAGGTGGAAAAGGTATTCTTTACGAGTGATACGCATTTTGGACACAAGAACATCCAGAAGTTTTGCCCAAACTCGCGCAAGGGTTCTTCGATAGGAGAGCATGACCGCATCCTCATTGAGAACTGGCAGAATCAGGTCGCGCAGCATGATCGTGTCTATCACTTGGGCGACTTCTTTTTCTGCGACGGACGCCGTGCGCGGAACATCCTCGACCAGTTGCCGGGGCAGATTCACTTTATCTACGGAAACCACGATAAGGTGATTGAGTCCAACAAGGACATTCGGGACAAGTTCACTTCGATTTCCGACTACAAGGAAATCAATCTGGACGGCATCAAGCTATGCTTGTTCCACTTCCCTATCTACGAGTGGTACGCAATCGGTCGCGGTTCGTTCCATCTATACGGTCACGTTCATGGCTCCGTACAGGTGCCGGGACGCGCAATGGACGTTGGAGTAGATACCCGTCCTGACGGTGATATGAAGCTATGGTCATGGGATGAAGTAAAGCGCACCCTGATGGCTCGCGAGATTCGGACTCACCACAACAACAGAGTGATGTAATCATGAACAAAATGTCAACAGGTCAGGATTCTACGCTAGGCAACTGGCGCAAGATGTGGTCAACATTCTTCGGTGTGAATAACGAGGGTTATCGTTGGCTGACCAAAGCAATCAATGAGTCGAAAGACGGCGAGAACGAAGAGGTCATCACTGATGAAGGTCAGTTACTCTACGCACTTGTCGAAATGTCCCGCAAAGAGGTATCGTGATATGATGCGTGAAGGTAGTTGGTGGTTGCGTTCTCCTAGTGACGAGCGATGGAATCGTAATGGGAAAACTCGCTCTTGTGGTGGATTTTCGATGCCACAGGAATGTAAAGAGAAATTGGAAGAGTTGAAGGAAGAGTTAGGCGAACCTCCTGCCGACTTGGAATATGGTTACATGAAGGATTAATGATATGGCAACTAAGAAAGAATTGAAGCATTTCGTGACTTTCTATAGTCCCGGCACCCTCTTCGCTGAGTCTACCGAGAAGCCTATCGCGAGTTGGAATATCGCAAGCGCAAAGCGCATGGCTAAGACTATCAAGGAACGCTATGGCGCAACGTATTATGCTTTCCGATTCTCGACTCGTAACAGGACCGGAATAGATTCAGGAAAGCCTCTCTACAGCAAGGTGGTGAAGACGAGTGGCATGTATTACCTGAATGCCATCGTAGAAACATACGAGGAAATCGTGGCGCGTGATTTGCCGGATGAAAACATCCTGCGCGACAACATGCGAATCAACGGCTACAAGAAGATCGTGACCAACGGACCCGACAGCAAGACATGGAAATTCTGCCTGCCGCTAGAAAAGGATGATGTAGTGCTATGACCAATTACACCCCCGACAAATGGGTGCTGGTGGAGTTCACCACCACCGAAGGCGAAAAACTCATGAAGGTCTTCGGCGGCTGGTATGGTGGATATCTCGGTGGCGATTCGTGGCGCATCAATTCTGGTATCGTCAAGACAGTGAGGGATGGAGAGTATATCCATTTCCACGGAGAAACCGATAGCGTCTACACCTGTCACAAAGATGCCTATGGCATGACCGGACTGATGGTTGATATCTATGGACAATTCCCGGCGAGCATTAGCAGTCGAATCTTGAACGAAGAGCAAGCGAGAGAATACTATGACCAAAAATGAAGCAATCGAAGAATGTGGACGCTATCTCTTACATCTAGAAGAGCAGCGCAGTCGGGCGCGAAGAATGGTGGAATGCGCATCACTGGCTCGCAGTGGAAAGGTAGAAGAGGCGAAACGTGCGGTGCGGCAGATAGATGCGGAACGCATGAACCTCACGGTTTACGATGGTGCCAAGCTAGAAAAAGCAATCACCAAACTGCTAGAACTTGTAAGTGATTGATTATCATTAGCAATTCCGACTTGACTTCTTAGTGTGTTCTGTGAGATAATAGATTTATGAGTAAAACATTCAAGCCAATGCTGGCTGGCAAGGTGGAAGGCGCGGTGCGCTTTCCGGTCATGGCATCTTCGAAGCTCGACGGTGTTCGCTGTATCGTCATAAAAGGCGTGGCAATGAGCCGCAGCCTTAAGCCGATTCCGAATGCGTATGTCCAGAAGTGTCTGTCGAAAGGTTTCGATGGACTCGACGGCGAACTCATGCTAGGCAAAGTTGGCGCAGCCGACGTTTACCGCAAGACGGTTTCTGCCGTCATGCGCGAAGAGGGTGAACCCGATTTCACCTTTTGGGTGTTCGACAACACCCTCATGGATCCTTCAACACATTTCGCACTCCGCTACGAGTCGATTCTCAAATTCGACGGCAAGGGTCCGGTCAAGGTAGTGAAACACTCACTGCTCCGCACGATGGAGCAACTTGACGCATTCGAAGCGAAGCAACTGGACGCCGGATTGGAAGGCGTCATGATCCGCGACCCACAGGGTCCGTACAAGCATGGTCGCTCTTCCACAAAGGAAGGCATCCTACTCAAGCTCAAGCGATTCGAAGATTCTGAGGCAACTATTCTTAGTGTCGAAGAGTTGATGAAGAACGAAAACGAGAAGACAACGAATGCTCTCGGACGTTCGGAGCGTTCCTCGCACAAGGCGAACATGACCCCAATGGGAACGCTCGGCGCACTCAACGTTCGCGACCTCAAGAGCAAGGTGGAATTCTCTATCGGCACAGGTTTCGATGCTGACACGCGCAAGCAATTGTGGAAGGATATCAACCTCGTCGGCAAGATCGTGAAATATAAGTTTTTTGCTGGCGGCAGCAAAGACAAACCGCGATTCCCGGTGTTCATCGGGTTCCGCGATAAGCGAGACATGTAATGGATCCTTCAATCGCAACTGATCTAACAATCTGGCAGTGGGTCGCCGTCATTCTCGTAGGATTGCCGATTGCCGCCATCATCCTGATTGCCGCGATATTCGTTATCGGTGTAATCCTGTGGTGGACCCTTAAGCTTGCGTTCATGGGTGCGGTGCTGCTCGTCGCAGTCCTGCTCGTCGCCATGTTCATGAAGTTTTTCGGACTTGCCTAAATGTTCTCGACTATCCTAGTCTATCTTTCGCTAGCAACACCGGTCGCATTGCTCCTATATGGAGTCTATCGGTTTTTCAAATGGCTGTATGTGCCGCTACCCCACGGCATTGACATTGCGACAGGATATTCGACTCCTACATGGAAATCATACGAAACGACAATCTATTCTCCTGTTGCCGAGAAGAAGAAGCTCAAGAAAGACCCGCCTGCTCCGCTCAAGTCACTGCGGACTCGACTATACGATTCCGAGACTGCGCTTGCTAACAGAGTCGCAAGAGTTGTTTGGCATCACTATATCAAGCATCTTCGTTTTGATGATGCTCGCGCCAAGCTTGGCGCGACCGAGTGGATCCTGATGAATCAGGTTGCGACCGGCAATAAAATCGCAGACGAAATTCTACAGAAAGTGATTTGCGCTTGTCTGGTGTTGGATACGAATCGTCGGCTCGCTCAAGCACGCCGCAAGATCAATTATCCGAATCGCTACATGAACGAACCGCGTCTTGTTGTGTATGAGTCTCTTACCTTCGAAGACGTTCGAAACGTCACGAATGCGGCACTCGAAAGATGGGAAGCGGTCATGATTCTGACGACCCTGCCATACCTAGATATCCCGCCCGACTCGTCGCAGGAAGGCTCCAAAACAGCCTAAAAGGGCGACCCGCTACCTACCCCAAGGGTCCAGATAGCCACGCTCAGAACGGCTTATAGGAGCTTACAGCGCATTCGTAAGTGCTTGATTCTCAAAGGTTTATTGGACTCGACAAATAGGGCTATTTCTAATATACTGGTATTACAGGGTGAGGAAAGAAGCCCTGAAACAGATCAACCGAGTAAATTATGGCTTACATGTCACAGGATCGCAAGGCTACCCTCGCTCCCGCAATCAAGGCTCACTGCGCGGCTTATGGCGTCAAGGCGACAATCGCCGTGCGTCATAACGCGACCCTTGTGGTCAATATCAAGTCGGGCAAGCTTCCGCTTGTCGATAACTATTACGACACCGTGTTGCCGCAGTATGCGCACCGGTATCCCGACCACACTCCCCCGGCTCGTCAGGCGTATTGCGACGTAAACCCGTACCATGCGCAGGATCATTTCACTGGCGCGTGTAAGTCGTTCATCGTTCGCTTGCTTGAACTCATGAACATCGGCAACCATGACAATTCCGATATCCAGACCGACTATTTCGACGTTGGCTGGTACAAGGATATCAACATCGGTTCATGGAACAAGCCTTATCAGGTGATCAAGTAATATGAAAGACTTCATCAGTCAAGAAATCAATGTTGGTGACGTTCTGTTCTATGGACAGACTGGACGATACGCCGAATTCATGACCGTCAAGGTTCTGTCGATGACCGACAAGACTCTTCTGGTACAGCGTCTAAAAGGCGACAGACAGGGTGGAATGGCGCAGACTAGCGAACCGTTTCGCATTCACCACACGCAGCATTGTGTGAACATTTCTCTTCTTCCCGGCGTGATGTGCTAATATGAATATCACCCAACTAATCCGCAAGCTTGAAGCTTTGAAAGCCAAGCACGGCAATCTGGAAGTCCTCATGACGCAGATGAATGACGAGCCATGTTCAGTCATGAACGTCAACTTCACCGAAGTCGAAGAGGATGACCAGTTTCCGAAAACCTACGGAATGCCGAAGGGCTTCCAGTACATCGACCTGAGCAACTTCTAATTATGCTTACCCCATTGACTCCCCGACAGCAGACTCTTATCGTCAACAACGTTGTTCGCGCATGTAAGAACATCGACACACTGAGCATGACTGGCTACCGGTTCATCAATCAGGCGTGTGGCTTTATCGCGCATTACAATCTGTATGGATTCCGCGAGTTCTACAATGTTCCCGGTTCGCTCGCGGCTGACATTCGCTTCAATGCGCATATCAACGAATGGGACAATTTCCGTCCCGGCGAACGCGACTACGAATACATGATGGCGAAGCGTGACGTTTATCGCCGCATCATGGAGCGCATCGGGTAACATGGCAAACGATACCGTCACCGTCACACTCAACCGCACCGATATCGAAACGATTCGGTCCCTGTTGCGCGATGCCGAAGTCGAAAACTGGCGCACCGCAGGACAGGTACATCCGCCGTTCAGCAAGCCATGGTATGAAAAGCGAGCGACTACTTGCCGCTTTCTCGTTCGCAAACTGAGCAAGGCAAAGGATCGTCGGCGCAAGTATCTCGACCTTTCCAACGAACTCCTGCCGGTGAGTAAGTAACATGAAAGTCGGATTCACAGGCACCCAAATCGGAATGAGTGATTTCCAGCTAGAACGGCTGCGTCACTTTCTTGCCGACGCTAGGGATCCGAATCACGAAAACATAGAGCGCGAGTTTCATCATGGTGACTGTATCGGCGCGGATGAAGAGGCGCACAGGCTTGCCTATCTCGCCGGTTGGAGCATCGTGATTCATCCGCCAGTGAATACCAGCAAACGCGCATATTGCCGCGACCTTGCGACCTATTTGCCACCGAAACCCTACCTTGAGCGCAATCACGATATCGTGGATGCTTGCGACATTCTTATCGTGGCTCCTAAGAGCAATAACGAGGAACTTCGATCAGGAACATGGGCTACATATCGGTATGCTATCAAGAAAGGCAAGCCGGTCAAGATGCTGCCGCGAGAGGATTACGACCGCGAAGCGGCATACAAAAGATGGAAAGGGATTGAGTGATGAAATACGACACAATCATCGACCAAATTGAAGAAGGGGTCAATTCGATCATCAAAGAGAGTATTAGATTATCTCTTAATAATGTTCCGACAGACTACATGGGTCTTTACCTCATGATGCGCGAGTATTTCCTCGCCCATCAGGATGTTGAATGCCCCGACGAAATCAAGGAGGCACTCGACCTATGAAGATGTATACAATTCGACCCGCTTCAAAAGTAACCATTCAGGAAAACACTATCAACGGTGTGATTACTTTCCCTGCTTACGAAAACGACATTCCCCTTTTCTTCGAAGAGAATGAATTGGTGGACGCCGAATCCAAGATGTATCATTTCCTCGTCAATCATCGTCACTACTATGTCGCACAGAAAGATGTATCGGTGAAATATGAATAAGTTCATCCCCGAATTGGATACCGTTCAACTCTCGAAAGAGTATGTGATGTATGATCGGGATGATGTGGTAAACGGAATACTTCGTTTCGGTCAATACATCTGTAATAAATATTTGATGGCAGACGAAAGCTACTCTCAAATTTTCTACGAAGAAAACGACGATAGAGCGTTTCTCCGTATTTTCAACGACATTACACAGGAAAGATAAAATGTCACGCACGTTCCGCAAGGATGATTCTGGTCGCAGACCGGAAGATACCCGCCGCAACAAGAGGCGCGAGAAAGCTAATTCGCATTACAGCGATAGCGAAGCGGATAGTCCGTTTCGCAACCAATTGGGTCGCGATATGAAGCGATTCTATCAGGACGACAATGAGGTTGACACCGACTTAGATTAGTGTTATACTATTACTTGAATCTAATTCACCATGTTTTTAATTGAGGTTTACTATGTCTAAGAAGTCCACTAAGCACACCAAGTATTTCGACCTGTTCTCGGCTCTCAAGGCTGGCGGCTCGAAAGGTGTGTCGCCCGAAGCACTCGCCAAGGCTCTCAACTTTTCCGCAGGGTCGCTTGCGGTCTACATCCACGCATTGCGCCACAAGTTCAATGCCGTGATTGAGTCTGTTCGCGACGGTCGCACTGTCACCGCCTATCGGCTGGTCAACATTACCGAGTGTGAGACTAGCATCTCACCGACTCGCAAGCCACGCACTTCAAAGAAAAAGAAGGCACTGACGCCGGAACAGAAGATGAAGGCACGCAATCCGATTCTCCGCAATGTCACAAAGACGGTCAAGAGTGTCGGTAGCTTGGGCGACCAACTCGACGGCAGTGTTCCTATCCTTGATGACATGAGCATCACCGAGTACACCGACGCCGACCTGTCGGATATCAAGAGCCAGTTGGGTATCGGATAATGGAACGCTATTTCGCATTTTTGATTATCGCGAACATCTGGATCGCAGCCAGTTGGTGCGCACCACATCCCGCCAAGGGAATAATGTCTCTGATCGGAATTGTGTGGTTGGCAATGGCGATTATTATCCTCATAGCCAGTAAGTAAATGAACAACATTCCTATCTGTAAAAATTGTCGTTGGTTCAATGGTGGTCTTATCTATAAGGAACTCAAGGAATGAGTGGAGCGATGCGGGTTGGTATATTCGCCGCCATTGGTGGAGCCATTGGTTTCGGTGTGTTCTTTTTCGTTTGGGGCGGCTTCACACTAGACCACCTCACAACAAATCTGGAAAGTGTCGCAGATGGTGTGTGGTTAGCATTATTCACACTCTTCACCGGATTCGGTGCCGTGTTAGGTGGGTTGATTGGCATCGGTGCCAATCAGGAATCGGAAGAAAAAGAATGACCCACGTAGAATTCTCTGCGCTGATCAGCAACATATTTCTCGCTACCAGTTTTGTAACAGAACAGGACAGGAGATTTATCCCGCTCCTGTTGGGTGTGGCGTGGATGTTTCTTGCTCTCATCGTAGGAGTAACAGGAATATGACCGAATTCCAGTTCACTCTGATCCTGAGTCAGATTTGGATTGCTGCTTCTTACGCGGCAACAGGTTATGATAAGCTGTTCTGCTACATCATTGCGACTATCTGGCTTGCGTGGTGCTTGCTTGAATTCGTTCACGACTGGAAATCTACCAGAAAAGTAAATGGCTAATGAACAACATTCCTATCTGTAAAAATTGTCGTTGGTTCAATGGTGGTCTTCTCAGCCAGTGCCTTTCTCCAAGTCGTCCTGATTTATTCGACCCGATATCCGGTTTTAGTCCAGACCATAAACACGCATATTGGGCACGGCACCAATATACGGTGGGTGATTGTGGTCCTGATGGCAAATGGTTTGAACAGAAAAAATCTTGGGTCAGTCGGTTACTTCAAAAATGAACAAATTCAACACCATCATGGAAATGTATGTGCCACCATGTCTCGGAATGTTGGTAGGATTGCCCGTCATTATCGGGTGGTGGTCGTTATGGGTGGTTGTCTGGCTGATGATTCACCTCTTCATCCCATTCGGTCGCATGGATAATATTCTGGCGAAGTGGGATCGGTTTTGCCCTTTCGCGTGACTAAATAGAAAGTCACTATGAGGATTGATCGTGCCAATTTACACATTCAAAAACAAGCGAAGCGGTAAGACTAAAGAGTATACGATCAAGCTGGCTGATTACGACAAATTCAAGGAAGATCATCCCAACCTAGAACGAATCATAGACAATACGATTTTCAACAAGCGCGGATTTGCTGGTGCCGGATCCATTACGGATCAGGCAGTCAAACGAGACAAGGGGTGGGGTGAAGTCCTATCCAAGATCGGTGAACAGAATCCTCATAGCGAAGTAGCAGCAGACCACCACAGGAACAAGACAGCGAAGCGAATCAAGACAGAACAGATAGTCGAGAAACACAACAAACTACAGGCACGACAAGTACGAGATGCGCGAGAAGCGAGAGCAAGACGAAAGTAAAAAGCATGTAAGAAGTGATAAACGCGGGGCGCGGGTTCGGAAGGACTCGCGCCCTTTTTGTTTCCACAACCCACAAGGGAATCCCATGTCCAACCACAAGAAGCAAAAGCAACCACAGCACTTTTCTCTTCGCCATGTAACCCCACTGACTTCAAACCAACAAGCCACATTTGAATCGTGGCACCAGAACCAAAACCTGTTGCTCCACGGAGTTGCTGGCACAGGCAAGACTTACATATCCCTCTTTCTCGCACTAAAGGAAATCCTCAAACCAGATAGCACTTTCACCAGCATCATAATCGTTCGTTCTACTGTTCCATCAAGAGACATGGGATTCCTGCCGGGTAAAGTGGACGAGAAATCAAAAGTCTACGAAGACCCATATCGTGACATATGCGACAATCTGTTCGGTCGCGGCGATGGCTATGATATCCTCAAGACGAAGAGACTGGTCAATTTCACCACCACATCATTCCTGCGTGGCACAACCTTTCGCGATTCTATCGTGATTGTGGATGAATGCCAGAACATGAAGCTTCAAGAACTGGATACGGTAGTCACTCGCATGGGTGACAATTCCCGTATCGTCTTTTGCGGCGACTTCCGACAGACAGATTTGGAGCGCGAGAAAGAAAGGGCTGGTCTTCATTCCTTCATGCGCATCTTAGATCATACCGACCTCTTCGACCGTATAGAGTTCGGACCCGAAGATATCGTGCGGAGTGGATTGGTCAAGGCGTATATCTTAGCCAAATTAGAACTAGGTATAGTGTAAATACATTGGAATTAGACTTGACAGGAGCCACACAGTCCGGTATAATGACTGTGTGGCTTTAGAAAGTATAGAATTAAGAATACAACCTATGTTCAAACACATTCATCATGAGTTCCCGGTGATGCTGAAAGAGACTGCCGAAGATGGGCAGAGACTTTACACCACACCAGACGGTAGACAATATCCCTCAGTCACCACAGTTCTCAAGGAACATTCTCGCGAAGGTATTGCGAAGTGGCGAAAGAAAGTGGGCGATACCAAAGCCAACCAAATCTCAAAGAAAGCCTCTATCCGTGGCGATTCAGTTCACAAGATTCTCGAAAAGCATCTTCGCAACGAGGACATATCCAAAGCCAATCTCATGCCGGAAGCCAAGGCAGTATTTCACCGCATGAAGAAAGTGGTGGATCTACGAGTCTCCGAAGTCCATGCGATTGAAGCACCCCTGTTTTCTCACACCCTGCGCCTAGCCGGAACAACCGACTTTGTGGGGTTGTATGACAATTACCTGTCCATCGTAGACTACAAGACTTCGCTAAGACCTAAGAAACTCGCATGGGTGAGTGGCTATTTTATGCAGGGTGTGGCGTATGCGAAGATGTGGGAAGAAATGATTGGTAAGGAAATCGAGCAAATCGTGGTCCTGATCGGCATAGATGATACTGAATTCTGCCAATCCTTCAAGCTGTTGGCACATGAGTTCCGTCCCTACATGAACGATCTAATCTCGTATAGAGATAAATACGAACAGAGATTGGCTGCGTAATGAGGATTCTGGTTCTCTTACTGGTATTCGCAACACTAGCCTATCTCTTGTGGCTAAACACTCCCGAGGAATAATCAAATGGACGTATTAGGAACAATCGCAGCAGTGGTAGTATTGGTAGGCTTTGGCTACTTCATCTATCGCAAGGTCACGGCAAAGAAAACATCGACCGGAAGCGGCGGTGGTGGTAGGGGCAATCCCGGTGGCGGCGGCAACGTAAATCAGGTATAAGAACATGGAACTATTACTAGGATTTGTCGTAGGCGCATTGGTGGGATGGTCATTCCCACAGCCTGCGTGGGTTAAAGCATTCATTTCAAAGATTTGGGTGCCGAAATAATGTGGACATACAGAGCGCATTGTTATCATGTGGTAGATGGCGATACATTCGATGTGGCTGTAGACCTTGGATTCATGGTCTATCATAAGATCAGAATTCGGTTGAGGGGTGTGGATACGCCAGAGATTTATGGCGCACACCCAACACCAGAAGGCAAGGCAGCATCGGATTACGTGAAAGCCTTGATTGAGAATAAGGATGTGGTCATCACAACGTACAAGACGACGGCGACCACATTCAATCGTTGGGAAGCTGATGTTCAGTTTACCCATGATACAGGCGCACTGATTCAATTGAGCGAACACCTAGTCGAACTAGGTTACGCAAAGAGGGTTTTGATATAGTGGTATGATGTGAAGTGACGGTGTTCTGGAAATGGGTTCGACTCCCATCAGATCCACCACAAGAGAATTCAAAGAGTTTTCTTCTGATGGGTCTGTCACGGTTTCGACAGGGCAAGATAGCGGAACGGACCACTGGAAAGATGACGCACCTAATGCGCATAAACTCTACAAATGCTAACGCAGATGTATATGAGGAAGCTCGCCTAGCGGCGTGACCGACTCCGAGGTAGGAAACGCCTTGTTAATGAAGCAACCAAAGGGGCAGGGTATCTTCCCTGCCCCTTTTACAAGTCGCTACACATGGAGGGTAATAACATGCGCCGACTAATGATTCTTGTGATGACTATGATTCTTGTGGGATGCGCGGCGATTCAGCCGTATCAACAAACAACCAACAGCAACGATTCCGTAGACTTGGGCGTACTGTCGCTCGCTTCCAGCGTGGAACTCTATCTCATTGAGAATGAAGAGAGCATCATTGCTTCGCTTGAAGCATTGAACCTACCTGTCCCTCATATCGTATTTGAGGCAACAGCCGAAGACAAGAAGCAGATTCAGTGTCTCGCTCGCAACATCTATTGGGAAGCCGGTGGTGAACCAATTCGCGGCAAGGCTGCGGTCGCACAGGTGACGGTGAATCGCACAGCCGACGACAGGTTTGCTGACGATATCTGTGGTGTGGTCTATGAGCGCGACCGGGTAAAGGTTCGCGGCAGAATGCGCACAATCTGTCAATTCTCATGGACCTGTATGGCTGTCAAAAACAAGGAACCAAAGAGCAATGAGCAATGGGACGATGCGCTCGCCATTGCGCAGAAGTTCGTCCTTGACGGAACAAACTTACCTGAATTAGACACAGCCCTGTTCTATCATGCGCAGTATGTCCACCCCCGTTGGGCGAAGCAAATGGTTCGCATTGAGCGTATCGGCAACCACATCTTCTATCGTGAGAAGGTGAAGCAGACTGGTATTTACTTGGCAAGTAATAATTGACTCTGGATGTAGAATCCGGTATAATGTAATCCTATGGCAACACGCGACGAAAAAGACGAGTTCTCAATTCTAATTCTAGATAGAGCCGAGTATTTCAAGACCGATTGTATTGACGCAATCGTGACTTATTGCGAGGAGATTGGATTAGAAATGGAAATCGCCGCGACCCTTGTGAATGAAGTTCTCAAGGCTCGACTCCACGATGAAGCCATGGACCTCAATATCCTCGAAAAGAGCAGCAAGCTACCTATATGAACGAAGATAAAGACTGTATCTGCCGTGGCAACTGGCGTGCCATCATCAAAGATTATGAGCCGCTACTAGGCAAGAAGTTTGAATACAACGACTTAGATGGCACCTATCATACCTTTGTCGGTGTCCTTCATGGCGACGACGACTATTACTATGTGATGTATGAACTTGTTAGCGAGCGGTGTAAATTTCTTTCATGTGTTGGCTCTCTAGAATCACATGGCTATACATTGGTGAAGACATGAGTTTCGGTAGTGAAATTGCGAACGAAGCGACCAAAGGATTGTTCTCATTGATGCTCATAGCGGTCGGTGTGGGAATCTTTATCGGTGTCGCTCTAGCCTGTTGGTGGATATTCGATGTCGCTCTAGCCTGTTGGCGGATATTATGAAAAGTGATGAAATATTCTATGGGAAATGTTCTTTCTGTGGTGACACACTCACAGCAGGACATGTCTGTAAGCCACTATTCCCCAAGATAGCAGCAGACGAAGCAGCAGGCAAACACGTTCTAGGTATTGACTTCTTGTTTGCGTGGATGACTACACCAAATCCTATGCTCGGAAACGTCACTCCGTTGTGGATGATGGAGAATGGGCGAGGTGAGAAGTTAGCTAATTTCATAAAATCCGCTATTGAAGCAGGAGAGAAATTGTGAGCGACTCAACACTCCCCGCTTTCTCTTTTGGTTTTCTGTTATGTGCGGTAGTGTTGGCGGTGGTGGTAAACCTACCACAATCCATTGTTAGTAAGGCACGGGATGCCATAGATGCCTGTGAGAAGGATCTTCCGCGCAATCAACATTGCGTGGTATCCGCAGTGGTCGCACCAGTAGAGGGTAATAAATGAATTATAAGACAAATGGTGACTTGATGTTACAAGCCATAGTAATCCGATTTTGGATTGGTGTTGTATTCAAGTTCGTGGTTGGGATATCAATCGTCGGTGCCTGTATACATTACTGTGTGAGTTAATATGAGTGACAACAAAACACAACTGCTAATAGAGACAGTGAAGCTCTTCAACATGATGGGTGTCCAGTCTGGTGTCGGTGTCGATGGAATGCTCATGAGTCGCATCGTGGCAGAACTAGACGGCAATGGTGAGACAGCACCACCTGTAATTGAAATGCCAAGAGGCATGTGTCCGTTGTGCGGTGCGCGTGACCTGACTTCCTGCGACTGTGATATCTCTGCGCAGCTAGAAGCTATTCGCAACATACCCAAGGTGACGGTGAAGCTATGATGAGTGTGACCGCAACGACATTCTTTGATTGCCCCGATTGTCATGGTGAAATTGATATGTCCAATGGCTCATTGGTTCAATGCCCAACATGTTTTGTGCGTTCTCAGAAATCATTAGCACATGTCACATACACCGAATCTCGACCAACATCACCGACAGCCGCCGAGATTCGCCAAATCGTGCGCGAAGAGATTGAATTGGCACTTAGGGAAGACGCAACCAGAAGAATGTTGTGAATGGTTACGAGTTCTACTGCGCCTATCATGCGGTGAAGCTACACTTCATGACCGATTCTTACGACTACTTCAAGTATAACGGTAAGACGAATGCGAAGCCGCACACCTATGAGAAACGCAACGACAAATACATGTTCCATCGGCTCGCACGCAACACACCCGACGAAGATGTAATACCTTTCCTAGTATCCAACTTTCTAATCAAGCAGAAGTGCTGGACAAAGGAATTGCTGGAACCAGAAGCCCAAGACATATTTCACAAATGGAAGAAAACTTATGAATCGCTCACCTATACTTTTGGTCAGGATGTGGAGAAGATTCTTGCTGACGGTGGCGTTAACGATATGCTACGTTCAAGAACAGGTGGAGAATATCCGAAAGTCTTCGTGATGATGAATCAGGGTGATATCACACTAGAGACTGTGGTGATTCTGAATATCCTCACCGGCTGCGTGGCTAATTGGGATAAGGTCTACAGCAACGACTACCACTACTCCTGTGTGTCTAACCTGATTAAGAAGTACACACCGTTCTTACAGATAGACACAGCCAAGTTCAAAAATATAGTGCGAAAACATTTGACACCTGCGGAGGTTTGATATATACTATGTAGATACTATGAATCATGTGGATAAGACGACATACACTTAATACAACCATATACGAGGAATACACAAATGGTAGACTTTAAGACTCTCAAAAAGAATAGCTCTTCTCTGGACAAACTGAACAAGGCGATTGCCGACACTCAGAAGCAGAGTTACGCGAAAGACGATGAACGTTTCTGGCAACCAGAAACAGACAAGGCAGGTAATGGCTACGCAGTGGTCAGAATCCTAGATGCTCCCGCAGTCGATGGTGAAGATGCTCTCCCTTGGGCGCGTATCTTCTCACACGGATTCAAGGGCGCAGGCGGCTGGTATATCGAAAACTGCCCAACGACTGTGAATGGCAAATGCCCAACGTGCGAACACAACTCAACACTGTGGAACACCGGCATCGACGCCAACAAGAAGATCGTCAGTGAACAGAAGCGCAGGCTCAACTACATCACTAACATCATGGTGATCACGGACGCCAAGCACCCTGAGAATGAGGGTAAGGTGTTCCTGTGGAAGTTCGGCAAGAAAATCTTCGACAAGGTTGATGAACAGATTCATCCGCCATTCGATGAGGCTGGTCGCACACCGGATGATCCTGCGTATGATCCAACCAACGCATACAATCCTTTCGACTTCTGGAAGGGTGCGAACCTCAAGATCAAGATTCGTCAGGTTGAGGGATACCGCAACTATGACAAGTCTGAGTTCGATGCTCGCAGTGCTGTGGCTGATGGTGACGACAAGGCAATCGAAAAGCTTTGGAAGAGCCTGTACTCGCTCAAGCAGTTCGTGGCATCTGACCAGTTCAAGAG